TGTTAATGGCATTAGTATTTTACGGTATGCCACTTCTTGCAGAGAATAATAAACCAAGACTTTTGTATTATTTAAAAAGAAGAGGATATAGAGGTTACTCAATGAATAGACCAGATAAAACCGCAAACAAATTATCTGTAGCAGAAAGAGAAATAGGTGGTATACCTAATTCATCAGAAGACATAAAACAAATACATGCTGCAGCAATTGAATCATATATTGATAAATACGTAGGATTACAAGAAGATGGAAACTATGGTAATATATATTTTAACACAACATTGAATGATTGGTCTAAGTTTAATATAAACAACAGAACTAAACATGATGCAGCTATAAGTTCAGGGCTTGCAATTATCGCAAACAACAGACACTTATATGAACCAAAACAACAAAGACAAACAAAAACATTGGACTTTGGATTTAAAAAATACAACAATCAAGGAAACATTTCAAAAATAATAAAATAAATGGATTCATCATCAACAGGTATATTCCCCTCACAAGCAGTTCCAAGTGCAGAGAAAGCAAGTAGCGCATATGGTTTAAGCATTGCAAAAGCAATTGAATCTGAATGGTTTAAAAGAGACTCGGGATCAACTAAATATTACGCTAATAGAGATAACTTTCATAGGTTAAGATTATATGCAAGAGGAGAACAATCAATACAAAAGTATAAAGATGAATTATCTATAAACGGTGATTTATCATATTTAAATTTAGATTGGAAACCTGTACCAATTATACCTAAGTTTGTAGATATAGTTGTAAATGGTATTCAAGAAAGAACATATGATGTAAAAGCATATTCCCAAGACCCTGCATCTGTACAAAAAAGAACAGATTATGTAGAGTCTTTATTAAAAGACATGCGAACTGTAGAATTTTCTGATTCAGTTTATAATGAGTTAGGAATAAATATATATGAAAATGATCCGGAAACACTGCCTGAAAATGAAGAAGAGCTTGACTTGCATATGCAACTTGATTACAAAGATTCAGTTGAAATAGCGGAGGAAGAAGCAATAAGTAATGTTTTTGATCATAATAAATATGATTTAATTAAGAGAAGAATTGATTATGATATTGCTGTAGTGGGTATGGGGGCTGTTAAAAACGAGTATACAACATCAGAGGGTATAAATATAAAGTATGTAGATCCATCAGACTTAGTATATTCTTATACAGATTCACCATATTTTGATGATATTTATTATGTAGGTGAAATAAGAAGAGTATCTGTGGTTGATCTTAAAAAACAATATCCAGATTTAACAGATGAAGATATTCAAAAAGATATTGAAAATCAAGGCAGTAGTACTAAGTTATATAATAAAGCTTATCAAACAGCATCTTCAGAAGATAATTCTTATGCTTATGTATTATACTTTGAATACAAAACATATAAAGATCAAGTACATAAAATAAAAGAAACTTCTAGTGGTGCTAAAAAAGCAATTAAAAAAGATGATACTTTTAATCCACCTAAAGATGAAAGATCTAGATTTGAAAGAGTTGCAAGAACAATTGAAGTAATATATGAGGGTGCAAAAATAGTTGGCACTGACAAAATATTAAAATGGCAGCTAGCTGAAAATATGACTAGACCTAAAGCCGATACAGTTAAAGCACAATTTAGTTACAGTATGGTTGCGCCAAGAATGTACAAGGGCAAAGTTGAATCACTTGTAAGCAGAATGACTACATTTGCAGATATGATACAATTAACACATTTAAAACTACAGCAGGTGTTATCAAGAATGGTACCTGATGGTGTTTATTTAGATGCAGATGGTATTGCTGAAATAGATTTAGGTAATGGAACAAACTATAATGCTCAGGAAGCATTAAACATGTACTTTCAAACTGGTTCTGTTATTGGTAGATCTATGACACAAGATGGTGAATTTAACAACGGAAGAGTTCCTGTGCAAGAATTACAATCCTCAGGTGCTAATGCAAAAATATCAAGTTTAATAAATTCGTATAATTATTATTTACAAATGATAAGGGATGTAACCGGGTTAAATGAAGCAAGAGACGGCTCGACACCTGATAAAAATGCTTTAGTAGGTTTACAAAAATTAGCAGCAGCAAATTCAAATACAGCTACAAGACACATATTACAAGCAGGATTATATCTTACACTTAAAACAGCTGAGGCAATTTCTCTTAGAATATCAGATGTATTAGAGTTTAGCCCAACTAGAGAATCTTTTATTAAAGCTATAGGTAGAACTAATGTGGGTACATTGGATGAAATGAAAAAACTGCAACTACACGATTTTGGTATATTTTTACAATTATCCCCTGATGATGAAGAAAAACAATTATTAGAAAACAATATACAAGTATCTCTTCAAAAAGAACAAATTAATTTAGAAGACGCAATTGATGTTAGAGAAATTAAAAATTTAAAACTTGCAAATCAGTTGTTGAAATTAAGAAGAAAAAAGAAATTTGATCAAGACAGGCAGTTGCAACAAGAGAATATTCAAATGCAAACACAATCTAACGCTCAAGCGGCTCAATCAGCAGCTCAGGCAGATACGCAAAAACAACAAGCAATATTACAAGGTAAAGCACAGTTAGCACAAGTAGAGGCACAATTAGACTCACAAAAAATGGAAAGAGAGGCTGAAATTAAAATGTTGCTAATGCAAAAAGAGTTTGAAATGAATATGCAACTTAAAGACGCTGATTTAAATGTAATTAAAGATAAAGAGAAGTATAAAGAAGATAGAAAAGATGATAGAACAAAAATACAAGCATCTCAGCAGTCTGAATTAATAGATCAAAGAAAAAATAATAAACCGCCAAAAACTTTTGAATCATCAGGTTTTGATAACTTAGGTGGCTTTGGATTAGAACAGTTCGATCCAAGATAATAACTAAATAATAAAAAAATGAGTAAAGTAGTAAAAAACGATTGGACTGGTAGTATAAACGGTTCAACATATACAACGGCAAGTTCAGCTGCAATAACGCCATCCGCTGGTAATGTGTGGGTAGCAATAACAATTCTTACAGATGCTGCTTTTGATAATGGTAGTGGTTTAGTTGCAGAAAGCGCAACAACATATATAAACACGGAGGGCATTGGAGCAGGAGCTGCGGGTTTAGTTGTTGATGGTGTAACATTTCCAAAAGGAGTAACAATTTATGGTCGTTGGACTGAAATTGATGTAGCTTCAGGAACTATTATTGCATATCAAGGAATTTAAAGGTATACGTATTCTTGCCTTATTAAAAGAGTACAAATAATTATATTATATTATGTCAGAAGAAACACAAGCAAAAGTTGCAGAAGATGAAAATCCATCTACTGCGGAAAAAGAAACCAAAGTACTCAAAAAAATGGGTGCTGATATAGGTGAAGAATCTATTACTAAAGTAGATTTAAGACAAACTAAAGAAGAAACAGATGCCGTTCAAGAACAAAGCACAGATGATAGCCTGTCAAGCGGAAGCGACACGGATGAAAAAACTGGGGAAGAAACCAAAGTGGAATTGCAAGAAGTACAGCAAGAAGAAAGCCAATTAGCTTTAGAAGAGGTAATTGATGAAGAAACTAAGGAAGAACCTAAAGAAGATCCTGTAAAGGAACTTAAAGAAGAAATAGAAGAAGCTGTTCAAACATCACAAGATACAGCTGTAGAATTACCAGAAAACATTCAAAAGGTTGTAGACTTTATGAATGATACTGGTGGAACGTTAGAAGATTATGTAAAAATTAATCAAGATTATTCTAACACAGATGATTCAACTTTATTATATCAATATTATAATCAAACTAAATCACATCTTACAAAAGATGAAATAGATTTTTTAATTGAAGATAATTTTTCATTTGATGATGAAATTGATGAACCAAGAGATATTAAGCGAAAAAAACTCGCTTATAAAGAAGAGATTGCAAAAGCAAAAATTCATTTAGAAGGATTAAAAAGTAAATACTACGAGGAAGTCAAGTTGGGTTCTAAGTTAACTTCAGATCAACAAAAAGCAATTGAGTTTTTCAATACCTATAACACCGAACAATCAACACAGCAAACCAAGCAAGAAAAGCAAGTTGCACATTTTAACACCGAGTCTAAAAAAGTTTTTACAGATGAATTCAAAGGTTTTGAATTTAAAGTTTCAGACAAAAAATATAGGTTCAATGTTAAAGATAAGCAACAAGTTCAAGATAGACAAGCAAATATATTAAACGTACTAGATAAGTTTATCAGTGAAGATAATATGTTAAAGGACGCTAACGGCTATCATAAAGCTCTTTTCGCTGCAGACAATGCAGATACTATTGCAAACCATTTTTATGAACAAGGTAAGACTGACGCTATAAAACAGTTAAACGCAGAATCCAAAAATATAAACATGGATCCTCGCACAACTGGCGTTGTTGAATCTGACGGATTAAAAGTAAGAGCAATTAGTGGTGATGATAGTTCAAAACTTAAAATTAAACTTAAAAAATAATAATTAAAAATTTCAATATAAAATGGCAGCAATAACTCCATCAGCTGGAGGCTCGTTGAACGCAACGCCAGCACCAGCTAAACAGACTTTGTCAACTAACTACCTATCATTTACAGGTGGTTCAAATGACTGGTCTCAGCAATACCTACCAGATTTATACGAACAAGAAGTTGAAGTATTTGGAAACAGATCCGTAGCTTCTTTCGTAAGAATGGTTGGCGCTGAAATGCCTATGACTGCAGATCAAGTAATTTGGTCTGAGCAAGGTAGACTACATTTACACTACAAAGGTGCAGCAGTAGCTAACACCGGTGTAATTACAATCGCATCTTCAGGAACTCACGCAGTAAGAGTTGGACAAACTATCGTACTTAGCGATAACACAACTTCTCCTACAGTAATTAAAGCGTATATTTCTGCAATTGCGAGTGACAACACAACTATGACAGCAATACCTTATACAGGTGGTGCAACAGTTGGAGCTGTATCAGGTTTCGTAACAACAGATGATTCCGGTACTGCTACGTGTGACTTATTCGTGTATGGTTCTGAATTCAAAAAAGGAACATCAGGAATGACAGGTGCAGTAACACCATCTTTCGCATCTTTATCTAACAAGCCAATTATAATTAAAGATAAGTATGAGGTCTCAGGATCTGACGCTTCTCAAATTGGTTGGGTTGAAGTAACAGGTGAGAATGGACAATCTGGTTACCTATGGTATTTAAAAGCTGAAGGTGATACAAGAACAAGATTTGAAGATAACCTTGAAATGGCAATGATTGAAGGCGAACTAGCAGCAGCAGCTGGTGGTGTAGACTCTCAGTTAGGTACAGCAGGGGCAGAAGCAACAGCAGGAACTGAAGGTCTTTTCGCAGCAATTACTGCAAGAGGTCACGTTACTACTGGTATCGCAGGCACATCTCCAACAGATGACTTAGGTTCTTTTGACAACATACTTAAGAAGTTTGATGCTCAAGGTGCAATCGAAGAAAACATGTTATTTATCAACAGAGAAGTATCTCTAGCGATTGACGATATGTTAGCTACTCAAAATTCTTACGGTGCAGGTGGTACATCTTATGGTGTATTCTCTAACAGTGAGGATATGGCGCTTAACTTAGGTTTTTCAGGATTTAGAAGAGGTTCTTATGACTTCTACAAAACTGACTGGAAATACTTAAATGACGCATCAACAAGAGGTATTATTGAAAACGATATAAGAGGAGTTGTTGTACCAGCTGGTACATCTACTGTTTATGACCAAACACTTGGTAAAAACATTAAAAGACCATTCTTACACGTTAGATATAGAGCTTCACAAGCTGATGATAGAAAAATGAAATCTTGGACAACTGGTTCTGTTGGTGGTAACATCACATCAGATCTAGATGCAATGGAGGTTCACTACCTATCAGAAAGATGTTTAATTACTCAAGGTGCTAATAACTTTATGTTATTAACTTCTTAAATTTTTCATAGTAGAGCAGGGCATTGTATTAGTGCCCTGACTTTACTTTTTATTAACTTTTATTATATTATATCATGACACAAAAAACAAAAGCCGAAAAGGCACCAAAACCTATTAAAGAAGCTGTAGTTGAACAACCAGTTGAAAAAATAGTTAAACAACCAAAAGAAACAAAACCTTCTTGGGTTGTAAAAGATAGGGTTTATTCCCTTAAAGATGGTTTAGCACCTTTAACATATACAATAAAAAGTTCTAACATATTTTATTTTGA